ACTCAACAGCACCTTCGTAAACAATAGACTTCAAGATCTTAAGCTGCAAAACAAGGTCGTCAACAACTAATTGGTCGGCCTTAACCTGTTGGTCTTGAGCGGCAACACTTGCTTTGTATCTTATACGGTCAAAACAAATAGATGTTTTAGAACAATATCGTTCAGGAACTGACGCAAATGTAATTGCAGTTCCTTGTCCTGAAAGTCGCTCGACGAATCTTGTTTTTAAGTGTGGACAATCGTCACACGGATTGTCCACATTTGCCTTTTTAAGCTCTATTTCGTTATTATTGTTGTCGTCGTTCATTATCGTGTCTCTCCTCCTTTAACTCTACTATCTGGGATTCTAACTCTGTTATGCGTTTCCCCATTAATATTTTATCCCAAGTAATGACAGCCATTTCTGACATTAATTGCTATTCAAAATCGCCTAAGCCAAGATTATCATTTTTGACCTATGGCATAATTTTCTTAGATATTTAACTATACCCTTTTTAATAATAGCTTTCAGTTCTTTAATCCGTTCGTTTTGTTCATCCATTGTTTTCTTCATTCTCTTCTTTTTCTCCTCTATTCCTTTTCTAACAATAGATTCTAATTCATTTACTCGCTCGCTCGTCATCAAGAACCTTTAATCTTCTTGTTTAGTTTTTTAATCACATCATATAAACTAATTGGTGTATAGCCGATGTGTTCTACACTAACGTTTACTCTGCGAGCTTTTAAATCAATAAAAGGCGTAGTGTTATGAGTATGTCCGTGAATTACCCATCCATTGGCTTTTACAAGATTTCGTGGATTGTGGACGAGTTTAAAGCACCAATCCTCATACTCAATGTCATCGAAAAGAACCACCCTTTGTACGTTGCTCACTGTTTGAGAGACTTCTCCAATTCCTCTATCGTGAGATCCTTTTACCCAAATAATTTTTCCATTTAAACCCTGAATAATTTGTTGAGGTTTCGGCGAACCCTTACCAAAGGCAAGGTCTCCTAGGAAGTATACAACGTCTTCGACTCCAATTGTGTTATTCCAATTAGTCAGCAACACATCATTCATTACCGAAACGTTCTCAAATGGTCGTTCACAATATTTAATAATATTTGTATGATAGAAGTGAGTATCGCTAATTAACCACACTTTCTTTGCTTGTTCCTTTGTATATTTATCCATTATCCTCATTCCTTACATTTTAGGCTGCTGTTAAACAACCTTTTGAAACGTGCTGCTTAAGTTCACTAAAATAAAAACCTGTTTTCTGACCAGCAACCATATGAACAACAAGGATTATTCCTGTTCTACCAGTATTGGTCAAAAATTGTTGTTTGCGTTCCATTGAAGGAGTTTCAATATGAACAAGTTTGCCACTAAGTTTAGTTATGGTCTTGGCTTCGATAGCAATTCTGTCACCAGTTTTTCGACAAATACCTGTGAGATCAAAAGCAGTTCCAGCCTGAGCTCCTTTTTTGTCGTGGCAAGACCTAACGTTTATAAAATATCGTCTTAAGACTTTCTTTGCCCTTGTCTCTCCTATATTGGCGATACTCATACTTCTCATTTAATTTTCGTTCTCCTTACCCTTTAATTATACCACATTCGAATCAAAAGTCAACGAAGTCAACGACGACAGCAGCTATGTTCCTAGTTCTCTAATGAATTTTGTTTCGTCAACTAACTTTAGAGGGATTGCTTCGCCTGCATCAAGGTCATACGCTTCATCGTTTTAAACCATTGCTGCGTTACCATATATTGTTTCATAAACACCGTTTTCGAATTCTAAATCCTTTGCCATCTTATTATCTCCTTTACCATAGTTTATAGGCCATAGGCCATAGGCCATAAGCGCCACAAGCTCTTTTGAACAAAAGTCAACGGACCGTCTCTACCGCAATTCTACGTCAAAAACAAATCCGTTAATGCAAATATTCAGACGAGGCTCATTCTAACGTTAATTTTGCATTCTAGTGCGTCTAGCTCTTTGTATTCACCTAAGACAGAATGAACTTTAGGCTTTACATTCTTCAAAAAGAAAATGTAATCATAAGAGTGTAAAGTAGGCGCCACCATAGTATATATCTCTGCCAACACTGAAGTTGAACCAGAACAAAAATCATCGCTCTCAACGAGCATCATTGCATACACAATAGCCAAGAAAACTGGACTGTCGCAAATCATATAATCAGGAATAACCGTTTGTGCTTCTTGTTCCTTCTTCAACTGATTCTTAGTCAGATAAACCTGTTCCATAATTGTTGTCGGCAACCTTTTATGTCTGGTCATAAATTGACGACTAAACTCATCTACGTAATACGCTCGATATCCTTCTGCGTTCAAAGCTGCTGTAATAGCCATTGCTGTCGTGCTTTTCCCTGCGTTAGGACCACCTACAAAACCTACCTTAATTGTCATTAAAAACAAACTTCCTTTCTAAACGTTATGCTCTTATTATACCTCTTCTGTCCAACAATTGGTGCCCGAAGACGAAGTCGGACCGTCGACGCTACGCTCTTCAAACATACACTCTACCAACTAATCTATCCAGGCAAAACCTTACTTTGACCTTTGACCTTTGCTATATACCATCGAACAGTCTATCAATAAGAAACTTAGGAGAACTTATGGCCTTCATATCTTTCATTGTTCGCTCCATATCATAGGCTACTCTATGAATCCTAACAGTTGCGTGCTTAGAGTCATAAACAGTGTACGAAGCTGTAGCCCGATGATCACGAGGTTGACCAACACTACCAGGATTGACAATTGCCCAAGTTAAGTGATATGCTTGCCCAGTTTTGGGCGTGACAGACTTAGCTATGTTTTCGTCAGTAACTTCAAATATCTTCGGCTGATGAGTGTGTCCACAAAAACCTTTCAACGTTGGCATTCGCGTCAAACTTGTTACTGCGTCTTGCGCAGTAACTAAATATTTCCATATTGAATTTTCATACGCACCGTGAAACAATGTATATGCGCCGTTCACTATCAACGTCGTTGGCATTTGGGCCAGGTAATTCTTCTGATCGTTCGTCAACAGTTCTCTAGTGATCGTCATCGCTTGAGCTGCTTCTGAACTAAATACCTTTAAATACGACATATCTTTTGTCGACGCTTCGTGGTCGTGATTTCCACGAACAAAGAAAGTATTTTGAGCTCTTAATAAGTTAAGACATTCACCAGGTCTTGGACCGTACCCAACAACGTCTCCGAGACAAAAAATTGCATCACATTTTGCTGCTGGAGCGCTTGTTAAGACTGCCGTCAATGCTTCATAATTTCCGTGTACATCAACTACTAATAAATATTTCATTGGTTTCTTTCTCTTTCTCTTTTCTTTCTTCTTCTGCCCTTATTATACAGCATTTGGAACAAAAGTCAACGACATCAAACTCTAGGTGCAAAATAAGTCTAAACGTTCTTGAGCGTTCCACAGTTAGGACATTTAATTTGATTAGCCGTTGGACCTTTAATCCACGTACTAATATGTGACTTGTGTCCACAAGCATTACACTTGGGATATACGCTTATCATTCTGCTCGTCCTCCCTTCTTTTGGTCTTGGCCTTATCGATGGTATTATAATAAATTTGACCTACGGTTCGCCCACTCTTCTCCATTTGGTCTTTACGTGCTTGAAGTTTGGCGTCTCGTCGCTTCCATCTTTCCATTTTATTCGTTACTCCTTTATTGCTGTTGAATGTATTTACGTGCAATTCTAAGCGGTTCTACCGCAATTTCAGCGATTGTTTTGCTCTGTTTAGTGTTCTCGTCCGCTTGAAAGGTAAAATTACCCTCTGAGTCGTAAACCAATGCGTCTCCAACCGTTAGCAGATCACCGTTAGTTTCTATTGTTATTGGCAAACCTAAGACCTCAAATACTTGACCATAGACAATAGGATAAAACTCAAAACGAGTAAGATCGTTATATCTGTCTTCAATTCGACGTTGTATTGTAGGAGTGGCCCTGACCATCACTTTAGAAACAGACGGCAATCCTTGTTCCAAGCCATCTAGATCTTCTGTCAAAGCAATTGCAAAACTAATATCTTCAGGTTGAATTCCCCTACTGGCGTCAAACTCTTGTGGGCTATTAACCAAAATATTATGACCACCGTATGCAAGAACAAAACTTTGTTGTCGGTCACCATCCTCATCGGTGTCCAACACAATTACTTGTAAGTTTTTGTCCTGCTTCAGAGTCAGCTCTTTATCAATTTGCTGCTTGTCATTGTCATTGTCATTGTCATTGTCATTCATATTTTTCATCCTCGTCATTAAAAAGTTCCTCTGTCACAAGACTCCATAACCTTCCCTTTCTGGTCGTGGTGAACTTTATACCCTTTTTGTAAAAAGAGCAAACTGTTTTACCTTACTTACGTCGCTGTTGTCGTCGCTCTTCACGCTTTTTTTTCTTACGTCGTTGTTGATTGCGTTCTTGCTTGTCTTCCACCGTTCGCCTTTCTTGGGTTCTGAGCTTATTCCTCAGAGCCAAGAGAGGTAATGCTTGTTCGGGCGGCAACAATTCTATCACTGATACCATATTTTATCGATTCCTCCGCTGTCAACCAATGATTTCGATTGATGTCTTTTAAAATAGTCTTTTTCGTATGAGAAGCCCCACAATCAACAAGTGCCTGAACAATATCGTTCTTAAGGTTTTCAATTTCTTGTGTTGCGATTTTGATGTCTTCAACATCGCCTGATGCCTGTCCACTTGGAAGGTGAAGCATAACCTTTGAATGAGGATATAAATATCTTCTTCCTGGTTCTCCAGCAGCAAGAATGACAGCTGCCATACTACAACAATTTCTGCCGATCGTATACACAGGAGATTTCAAGCTCTTAATAGTGTCATACAAAGCAAATCCTGTACTAACAAGTCCTCCAGGACTTTCAATAAACAGCTTAATAGGCTCATTGGACATCGAATCAAGAGCTAGCAAAATGTCCATTATTGCCGACGCTCCAAAGGCGTCTATCCTATGAGGAAAACTATCTATTTCGCCGTATAAAAACAAAGTTCTTTGCTGAATAAAATATTCGTACGTACCAACAATCTGGTCATCGCGAAGTTTATCTTTTCTAGGGAATAAACGAGTTATCAACTAAAGTACCTCCACTTTGACGTACGCTCTTGAAGCAACATAATCTGATACCTGAAGAATGGTGTCTAGTTTATTATCGGCCATTACGTATGGAATGTCGAATCTTCCCATATGACAGGCTATCAGTCTTCCAATAGTTTGGATAGTAGGACTATCAATAATTACATTAGACTTAATAACTTTATTAGCTACGTTAATCCACAAAGCTCCGTGTCCTGGCGCTGTCCATCTTCCTTCCTCAGGATAACCAAGTTTGCACATATCGTGCATAATTGCTGCTGCAATAACGCAATCTTTTTCCACGCTTGTTACGCCCATACTAAAACATAGGTCTGCAGCAATTCTAGTTACTCGTTTAGTGTGTAAAATAGTCCCACCCATTGTATTTTCATCAGCTGGATGATATTTGCCTGTTGATGAAGAAGGGCAAGTCCAAAAATAATCTGGTGCCTTCTCCAAACATTGAGCGACAAACGTTCTTATCTTGCCATTCTCAATTAATGATACCTCTTTGTTCAATGTTGTGTGGTCGCTCAATTTTTGTCTCTCCTTATCGTTTTTTATCGTTAATCTTTTGCCACGCCGTTGGGCAACAATTCTTGTAGTTCAAAACCCAAATCGAATCTAATTTGAGCAACACAATCGGTTATCAAGTCTACGAAATTTTCACGACAAACATCGTTACTAATAGACGCACTCGACAACCATACCAATTTAGTGTTCAGGCATTCAAATAAGCTAACTCCTGAATCAATGATTTGAGACGCTGTCATCGTAAACATCTGATTACGAGCGTTGTAAATTTCTTTTTCAAACAGCTTCTTTAGCACTTCTTTCTTTGAGTATTTCTCATTGAGCTCACTCGTTCCATCAACAGTGATATCAATGTAACTCAACGCCTTTCCAACCAATAACGATATTTGTTTGGCTACAATCTTATCTTTTGAACTTATTTTCCCAATTGTACTTTCCAATGCTTTCCTCCTTTCCGCTTCTATTACGTTTCTAACCTTTTTAGCATAAATTCTATGTCACCTGACAAATGTTCTAGCCCATCTTTGACAGCACGTGTCAAAAAGAATTGGCCAGGCCTAGCTTTAATCTCTGAGATAACTCTATAAATTGGTGGTCCGTATTCAAACTTTGAAATCTTCGGTCTTATTCGCACTAACCTTTTATTTTCGTAAGTCACATCGTGAGCAGCTATCGTCTTAGAAGGAACATAAGTACCATTAGCTGTTCTATATCCTTTTCTCTTGACTGCTCTTTTATGAACTACTTGAACACCTTCGATCGGACGTGCTTGGTCAATACCAAACTCCACGTCCGCTGAATAAGGCGCTCTATATGCAATACGAGCTCCACCTGTGATTCGTTCAATTACACCAGAACGTTTCAAATTACCTGTATCAACTGGAACATAACAAGCTGCTGTATTCTGACTAAGGTTGAAGATCCTTTCAGCATTCCTATATATTCCTTCCGAAATTGCTTTCCTAATTGCTAATTTCTGTTGACTGTTCATATTGCTTTACAAAGTCCAAAACTTTTTGTTTCAAAACAGCTTGGTCTTTAATTTCGTGCTCCCAAATTATTAACGTTTCATATCCACAGCTTTTAAACAACGCTGTTCGTTCTATTCCCGTTTGTCCTCGATGCCAATAGTCTCCAAACATTTCAATTAACATATTCCCACCGACATAATCAGGACACTTACCCTTTATAATAAGTTGTCCGTCCCCAACGAATTTAAATTTGTTTGGACACCAGATGTTCAACATATCCCACAATCGTTTCTCTGTCTTGTTTGGCTGATTCTTGCTAGCTTTTAAGACAGCTTTAATTGTCTTATCACGATAAATAGGGTCTCTCCATTTTTTAGCCGACGCCATTCTCAAACTTCTTCGAGTTCTAGCGCTAGTCGGCTTCTTTCGCAAGCTGTTCCCAGTCATAATTAAACTCCGTCAGGCTTCTAAGAACGCCGTTTTTATAACTGGCAAATCCATTGACCCATTGATAATAAGTACTATCTACTTGTTGAGTATAACGCATACGTTCTGAATCGCCCATCCAACCAATTTCAATCATTGGACGTCCATCAGGCGTAAACCCTTCGTTAGCTCTATGTCTATGTCCAACCACTAACCATTGGCCAGGATGCACTAAAGATAGATCTCTCGCCAAAGAATAATCAGAACGACGACTCTTGTACGGATGTGTTACTCTAATTTTGTTGTCTATCAAAATCCATTCAGTCTCTGTCGCTAACACATAATTTGGATTGTCTTTGCGTCCGACAAGACCCATCAGTCTATTAGTTGACACTGAAAACGTAATCGCCTTCAACAACCTTTGCCAATGATTACCACCAAGAAAGTATATTTTAGTATATTGTTCTTCTAGGCGCTCCAACACCATCTCAGCGAATGTCAATTCGCTTTCTAACGAAACAGCTTGATCTTCTGCGTTCGAAACGTGAAGCCACCACGATAATCTATCGAAGTCGAAAAAATCTCCACCAATAACTAACTGTGTAAGCCCTTCTTTCTTACCATAGGCTGTAACTCGTTCAAGCCATTCTATTGAAGTGAAAGGAGTGTGAAAATCTGCGACGATAACACAATCACCTGTAACTGTTGCATTGGCAGTAACGACAGGCGCTATAGAACGCTGATACTCCTCCATAATAGACCTGAAAGACAGACCATTTTTACCAAGTTTGTCTGCAATTGATTGATGACTTGTTCCTAAAAATCTTGCTGCTGGTCTCAATCCACCATAAGCTTTGACGACCTCGACTAGGTCGTCCACACTGATATCTTTTAGTTTCTTTTCCTTAGTTTTAAAAAAATCCATTAATACCCCTCTCTCTTTTTTTTGCTGTACTACATTGTACGTCGAAAATCTTGACTACTTTGAAATTTATTTCCTGTCAAGTCGGCCTCAATAGGAGACCTAGAAATTGAACATCTTTGATTATAAACGTCGTTAATCCATTTACCAGCGAATATCTGTTCTTGGTTTTCCCACAAGAATTTAATCTCGTCAAAAGTATAAGGGCCATTTTGTGCTCTCCAAAGACTAATTACCTTTGCCCTGTTATCAGGAGCTGCGTTCCAATTATACTCATAAAAATACTTATATGGATCTTTCTCCCAACCCAATAAGCGTCCATAATTACTAATGGATGCCGTTTCAGTACGCACAATCCGTTCCAACTTATATCTTTCAGCTGGAATAATCTTCTTCAATTTCGAAGTCATCGCCTTGACATCAAACTCTCCTTCTGGAGCGTAGCTGTTGGCAATAACGGGCCTCATTCGTTCTACAAGCTCTTCAGCAAACGTTTCTATTCGCGACCCAATTCGATTTGGATTACTACGAATAAATTCCATTGCTAACTCGTCAGCCAAGGTCGTAGCCCTCTGAACTCCTGTGCCTATTATACCTGCGTAAAGGCCTCTTCTATACAGTTGTTCAAACATTTCTCCTGAGGTTTCAGCTGCTTTCTTTTGCCAATTTTTAATAATGGCAGTCAGTTCGTTCATTACCTGCCATTGTGGCTTAGAAACTGGCACGCTTTCAAGATATTCGTCTATAACCTTGTTCAGAGACGTATAAAGAGTTGCTTCAGTTTGCTTCCCTATCTTTTTAGTCCCATAAGGATGATCACCAGGAATAACCAATCCAGCTTTATCAATTTGCTGGTCAATAAAATCATAATACTTATCACTATAAGCGTCAGGAGAAGACTTTCTAATCTCACTTTCGTGCTTGTCGTCGTCGTCGTCGTCGTCGTCGTCGTCGTTGTCAATTCCTTTAACACCATTCACTTGTGCCTTTTCTGCTCTTGTAGACGCTCCATAAAGCAACATATGCGCACGTAAGAGGAACTCTAGTGGAGTTTTAGCCACCGAAACCTCTTCATAGCCATCTCCCGTCCAAAAGTCAAAAACTTCGTCATTAAGCCACGCTTTGAGTTGTTCAGCGCCCTCTCCATCATATTTTATTTTACCTCCCAATTCGGCAAGGCTTAACGTCGCATCTCCTTCTGGAGTGTGTATTATTGTTTTAATCATAGCTTATATCTCTCCCACTGCTTCGTAAAGTTTCCTAGGTGGTAGAATTTTTTTTGTTTCTAACAACCCAACTACGCGCATCCACATACATTCGAGCGCTTGTTTGTCCAAAAAAACAGATAGCTCTTCATTTACTTTCTTCTTGTTGGCCATCAATTTTTTAAGATCATTAAGATTCTCATCTTCAAGAGCCGCTTCGTCTTCTTCCTCTATTGTTTCTACAAAAAAAGAACGAAAAACTTCTGATTTGTCTCTTGGAAAGCAACATCCGTGGTCAATGGCATATACGTGAACCTTTCTATCGTCATCAACTGTACAAACAGCATTGCCGTTATGACGGTCTGAATTACCTATTATCACATCAAATAAAGCAAATTTCTTTAAATCCTTTATCGGTACACTGTCTAAGCGATCAGAGCTAAGGTGTTTGCAATTCTCTACCCATAATTGACAACTTCCAACTCCTTTCTTTCCTTGATTACGAACGACCGTTGGTGGACAAAAATTATAGCCCAAAATTTTATTCAAACGATACGCTGCAACTTCACGTTTATAATACGTACCAACTGAAATGCTACGTCTCAGACCTTGAGCCTCACCGCTAGCTGGCTTAAAAACACCACGCTCACCATTTTTCAGCGTCAACAAATAACTAGCATTGCAACCACCGCCAAGGGCATCAGCCTTAGAAAGTTCAGAACCAATAAGTCCTTTTTCTGCGTCTCCTAGTTGCGATTCATCTTGATGGATCGTTATTGCTTTTTCTTGTTGTTTTTTACGAGCTCTATAAGCTATTCCGTGTTTGCGTTGATTCTCTTTCTTTATTTGTTCATCTAAGTTATCTTTTTTAGCAACAAGGTCTCTACGCAAAGTCTTAACCTCTTGACGAGTATCAAAGCCAACTCCCATCATAAGTTTTTGATATACCTCTTCTAACATCTCTCTACGTCTATTAAGAACAGCAATATTTTGCTCAACGTTTCCTATTTGATTTTTTACTCCAAACGATTCGATAGACCTAACCCATCTTTTCTGTCTAACAATTTTTCCACCACGAGAAAACTCAACAGTACGTTGAACAAGTCCTTCGTGTCCTTTTTTTGCAGCCTTAGACATCCATTTTTGAATCTCTTGTTGATATCTGCCAGGAAATATCCAATCTTGACCTTTATCACGTTTCTCCACAGAGGCACCAATCTCACTCTTAGGCTCGCTTTCTGCATCTGCTTTTTCCACTTTGTTTTCCAATTGTTGTTCAAAGAAAGAAAACGTCTTAGGACATTTATGTTTAAGTTCTTCAGGAGCGTGATAATAATAAGTTATAGCCTCAGCAACATATTCTTCTAAATTACTATCTGCATAATCTGTTATTCCTGGTTCTTTCTTACTAATATTTCTAATTTTAGTCCTTTGGGCTCCTATCAAATTATTTGCAGCCCATTGATGTGCCAATTCGTGTGTCAGAACCACCAATAGAGGCGAAAGGCCTTTGCCACTTAAGGTAGGACTATTTTGCTCAAGAGCTTCGTCTCCCAATTGCTTAACGTGGTCTAGATTAACGTACATAACGTGCGTTAGCGAATTAAACCCAGCTAAGCCTGGGAAATCCGCTGTAGACCTATAGTTCGTTTTGCCAGCGCTTAGTCCTTCAGGAACGGCATCCATTGCGTTGGTGAACAATTTAACATCTTCAGGCACAACTTGGTCAAACCCAGTAAAAATGGCCTTAGGATATTTGCTTTCTAATTGAGTCCCCTCATTCTGCTGTGGCTGTGGCTGTGGCTGTTGTTGCTGTTGCTCATCCTTTGACGGTTGCTTAACAGGTGGTGACGACGACAAAGAGTCATCGCCAGGATTAACCCAACGAATTCCCTCTGACGTTTGTCCTGTTGTTCCGTGAATTTGAACCTTTTTAGGCACAAGATTCTGTTTAGCCTTTGCCACAAAATCTTGTAGGGCCTCAAGAGATTTTATACTTTTTATCGGCAATCCTGTCATTAATTTATTCCTCGTCTTTTTCTAATTCTGGTTCAATTGTCTCTACGTGTTCACTAGCTTTAATTTTTTTCTGAACCTGAGTTTGGTTGCCACTACCATTGCCAACAGTTGACGACTTAAAGACGTCCATCAACGCTCCAAATGGTTCAAAAAATGCTATATGAGACTGTCCATCAGGCGCTCCGAATACTATTGTTGTACAACCGTTTCTAAACACCGAAACGTCAAAAATTGTATCAACTGCGTATCCTTTCTTGATCAGCTGAGAGAACCATCCTTTATTGTTGCTTCGATTTTGATCTTGATCTTGATCTTGACGACGACGACTCTTCGTTCTAATGGCCTTAAACAAATCTTCTTCCTTAGCGTCATCATCATCAAAATAAGAACCAAATCCTTCATCAGGCGTTTCTTCACCCTCTTGCTCTCCACCAGGAACGTCTGGCATTCCACCGCCCATCATATCTGCTGGATTCTGAGCCTCACCACTAACTTTAAAATCAATGTTATCGATGCCTTTTAGACCTTCAACATTTTCTTTAATCTCAATCGTAAATCCCATTTGACTTAGCATCGCTGCAGTTTGTACACGTTGTTGAGCAAACTGAATTCTTGTAACTTCGGCTTTCTCTTCAGGTTGTTCTAAAACAAACTTCCAGTCTGTAATACCAAACGCTTCGGAGACAAATGGTAAAATCTTTTCATTAAACATTCTTTGGTCAGATTCAACAACACGAGAAAACTGAACCATTTGTTGGCTTTGACCACTCAGACCACCAACTCCAGTATATTCTGATTGCCATAAAGGTGGCAATCCCCAAATAGCTGCAACGCGCTCTCTAATTTCTTGTCTAATTGGCAGATAATCCATTTCCTGCAAGGTGTTCATAAGTTTTACAAAATCTACTCTACCACGAGTTCCTTGCTTTGCACTATAACCAATAATAGGCGTGTAATCAGGATTAGCCCTTACTTGCGCTACAATGTCTGCTCTTACGCGACGAATGCTATCAGTATCATCTGTGGCTACCATCAATAACGACGGTGCCATTTTGCGTTCATAAAAATATCGAAATATTGTTTTGTCCATTCCTAGAATCGTCAACGCTTTTTCAAACAATAACAATAATGGCGAATAACCATAGGTTTCAGAAGGATAAAACTTTGATATGTGACAAACTTCACTGTCAATGAAATACATCTTTTTCTCTTGATGATCATACTCGTACATTGCTGGAACGAGTTGGCTTCCACAAATAGAACACACTCCTTCTGCCTTCAACGGTTCTTCCTCTCTATGAAACAAACAAACCCAATGATTATTCTTGGGAAACCCTTTTTCGTCGAGATCGAACGCAACACAAGATGGACGAAGACGTCTAATCTCAACTGGCTTAGACCTTATTCCTTCCTTTCCATTCTCATTAATTTTTTTATACTCTTTGCGAATGTACAAGAATGCGTCATCTAGCACGTTTACATCTTCGTGTACTTGTTTCAAAACGTCTTCAAGGCTTTGGTCGAAAACATTGCAATCGTCAACAAAAGTATCAAAAATTTCTAACTGCTTTTCGTCTGGCTCCTTTAAATCACTAGAACCACACACATCGCATTTTTCTATCAGTCTATCATATTCTTTTCCACAAGCATCACACTTTTTAACAAATTGAGCATTCTTGGTCATTCCACGCCTAAATGTTTCACTCGTAAGATGCAATACTGGTGCTGCTATCTCTGAAACGTTACGAGATAACTGCTCTAGGTCTTCAACCATTTGTTTTCTATAACTGGATTGTTGCTTGACCCAACTGTTAGCTAAAACATTAACACCCATCGTAGGCGTTTTTCCAACGTCTCCTGTTGACTTTGATATATGGTCAAAATAATCAACTAGTCCGTTCACTTTATCGAATTGTTCAATATCGTGAACGTGACTCTTAACGTAATCTCGTAATTTCATCAATATCACCTGCAACTGTTATTCGTTGAAGAACACTCAACGCTTGTTGTTTTAATAAATAACTCTCTGTCGCTTTTGCATCGGCAACTGTGGTTGTTTGAGCCAATTGGTTTTTCAACGAAGCAATCTCAACTTTTAAGTCATTAACGTCCTTAATGTTTGACCCGATTCCTGCAACTGAAGGTGACAAAATTCCTAAGTTAATTGCCTCTGAAATCAATCTAGTAAACATAGACTCCGTAACTATTGTCACGGCTTTGTTGTCGTCTTCAACTTCAGCGTCATAACTTTGGAGTTTTAACGCTTCAGGATGTTTAAGGTCTAAAATTCTCCAAACCTTCGTTACCTCATCGTACAGAACATTATATCTTTCATATAAATTCGAAATATTTGTTCCTGCTGCTTCTTCCATTAATTGTTACCCTCCTCTGATTTTGTTCCTGTTCCTATTCCTTCCACTTCTATTTCTGCTTCTTCGTTGTTCCACTTATGACCACAAATAATACATTTCATCGACGCAGCTTCTGTCTCATTACACATATGTTCATATTCATTCAAGAAAATTACGCCTTCAAGATTTTCACAATTAGGACAACGTCTTTTTATATTATAGCTAAAACCCTTATTTGGGTAAAGTGCTTCTCTTCTTTTTTTGACTCCATACGCAGACCCTAGGTCTTCCAGAGCTACGTCTTTCCCCTTAACTTTAGCCATAGTCATAGAAACTACATCTGCCATATCTGGACTACAACCCAATCGAGCTTTAGTTTTCTCTTTTTCTTCTAATTTTAATTGTCCTTTGCTAGTGTACGTAAACAAAAAACTAGTTAACTGATTAGTCAAATCATCATCTTTAGGCAATTGAATTTCTTCCTTTTCCAGCATCGTCCTAAGTCTCCAATAACACTCAGCTCTGGCATTGAAGAATTGTTCACTGTCGTCTGCTCTGGCTCCTCCATTAAATTCATAAATTGAATACCCTAACTCTTTTAGTCTGTCTACAACTCCAGCGCCCAACCCTACAGTGTCCACAACTGTTTGGTCTGGAATCGCATCTTCAACACCGTTTTTGACAATACCTGCCGTACACATAGTGTCTTTGTGAAACCACTTTTGTACGGGATGAATTACTGACCCTTCTCTCAGCACCATTGTAGATTTGTCTGATCCAAAACGAGCAACGTCCACGGCCAAAACTCTATCACCTTCTATAGACTTTACAGCCTCTTGAGCACGTTCAACCCACCAAAGAGGAATTAACGTATCTACACCTTCTGTAGGAAAGTTTCCCAAAACCCTAACTTGAAACAAAGGACTGTACTCACCCCAATCAAGATAACGTTCTGCAACCCAACGAGGCGAAGTCAAATAATCACACGGCAATGGATTGTCTCCAATCTTGTCTAACCAAGTCCCCTTAACAACGCCATCCTTCAATTTAGTAGTTCTAATGTCTTCGATGGTAATTCCAAATTCTGTAAAGTTAGGCAGGTCAAAAGACGATATATGAACCTTTTCGTAAATAGGAGACTTAAAACTATCTCCAAACTTTGTTGACTCATTTGTGGGATTGCCAATAATTAACAGCTTGACAACTTTTCCGGACGATAACAGGCCTTCAATAGCACCAAAAATATTTTGAGGTACACCACAAGCTTCGTCGATAATGACCATTATGTGGTCATTATGAAATCCTTGAAAACGGTCAGTATCGTGTTCTTCTGTAGTAAATCCTGTCGCAAACCATTTTTGTTTCTCGTCTACGATTAAGTCTTGAGTCATAATTCTTCCGCCTAACGGAATGCGAGCTTGATACCATCTTGCTGCAATTTCTTTCCACAGCAACTTCTTCACCTGTCTGTCTGTAGGTGCTGTCGTAATTACTGTAGAGGGGACGAAGCAATATAAAAACCACAAAGCTATGACAGAGGCCACAAATGTTTTTCCAACACCATTTGAACTCCTGATAGTTATCCTATCGACTTCTGTCAGCCTGTTTAAAATTTGCTTCTGCTTGTCCCACAGTTCACAACCTAAAACTTCCGAACAAAACTCAACAGGATGTTGTTGATAATATTTACGCTTTTTTTCGTTTAGATCGCTCGTTTCCTCTGGCAAATCATTGAGTAGCATTTGGCTAGTCAATGAAATCGCCTCTTCGAGAGAAACATCTTTTTTATTCAATATCGCCAATTATTATTTCCCTGCTACGAAAGGACTTTCAACTAGATAGATAACACCTCTACCGTTAGTTTTTCAAGCCTCCCAGCTATCTTTCTCTTAACATCTTCGTCTCTAACTTCTTCGCTAATTATTTTCGCAACTTCTTGAATGTACTTCCAAGAAACTAATCCTGAGCTTATTTGTCGCTCTCCCTTGATCCCTAAATCAATTAGAGACACGACCTCACTCATCTTCTCAGGCAACATTCCAAGATCAATACATTCCAGCCCTCTTGTCACCATCGCTCTGTATGCTATGAGTTGGTCTTGTGTTCTGGCCACTAAATCGGTCGAAAACGCCTCTGCTACTTTTTCATTTACTTGAACTAACGCCTTCTCTTTAATAGCAGTCCAATGTTCACCGTCAGACCAACGCTTAATGACAGAAATATTTGTTTCTCTGCCTGTCCACTCAGTTACTTTCTTTGCAATATCGCCAAAAGAATCTCCTTGAAGGTATAACATTTTGGCCTTAACCTTAGTGACCTGCTTATGTTTAACGCCTTTTGGTTCAGCACTTTGTTTTTTCTTAGCCATTTGCTTTCGGCATTCCTGGTGCAACTACTGAAGTAGCCCCACTCTGTTTCTTTTTATTATACGCCTGCACACTGGATTCGTCCACAAATTGTGGTTGTCCTAGCTTAGAAAAATCTCTATGACCACCTATCTTTTTGTCACTTCGACTATCGCATTTCCAAAAACTAGTTTCTCCAAGAGTTTCCTTAACGACAAAGATAGCGTCTTTTAGACAAGTTTCTCCCTTGTCGTTCCACAAGCAAGTTTCATCGGTGCAAAACCGTTGTTGCTGCTGCGTCTCACAGCAAGTAGTGATTTTAAACTTTGCAGATAGAACATACATATCTGTGTGTTCAAATCCTCCACTTTGTTTTGAGCAAGTACCAGAGAATTCAGAAGCCTTAGATTCCCCATACAATAAACTTTTTCTAAGGTCTTGAACAAGCGAATCAAGTCTTGTGTTGTAAACACAATCATAATTTTGACAATACACGATTGGTTTCTTCGCTCCTGCTTCTTTTAATGCTCCTGATATTAATTTTTCTGTCGCTATCTCACTTTCCACGTTGGCGTCATCCTCCACTTTTCAAGTTCCAACTCTCTCTCGATAGCAACGTTAGGGTCTATCATATTTCCCAATTGTTTGTACCTTTGCAGATACACCGTTGAATCTCCCGTTAGGTCAGCAATCTTCTCCAAGTCTTCTCTTTCTATTATACCTGGAACACACGTAATTCTAAACTCGTGTTTAACCTTACTTTTACGAATAAGTTCTATACTGGCCTTAATGTCTTCAAAATTAACATTCGTTTGCGTTATCTGACAATACTTCTCAGCCGTCGATGCCTTAATATCCATTGCAATATAATCTATCAGCGGCAATGCTTGCTCTATTATGTGCGGTTCAGAGCCATTAGAATCCAATTTCAGCTGTTTTTTGAACCGTTTAAGGCAAATCAACAGGTCTAGCAATTTCTGCCCGTGAATTGTCGGCTCACCGCCTGTGACAGTGATTGCGTCTATGAACTGCCTAACCGATTCTATTCGAGCACAAATTTGTTCAAAAGGAATAACTGGAGCTAAGCTGTACACCAAGTCTTTGTTATAACAATACTTACACCTAAAATTACATCCTATCGTAAATAACAAAAAACACAACTTGCCAGGATAGTCCACGAAAGACGTGGACTGATATCCTGCACAAATATTATCTAAATTATTATTATCATTACCATCATTGATATTAAAGTTCAAACGTTTGTCGTTGCTCATATTCTGACTGCTTCCCCTCATTCCATTGTTTTATTGGCCTATAATAGCCTACAACACGAGAATAAACTTCTGTTTCTTTTCCACACTTAGGACAAACCTTCTGTTCGCCATCAAGATATCCACAACTTTGACATACCGAAAACGTTGGTGACAATGTAAAGTACGGCAGTTTGAACATTGACGAAATCTTCTTTATCAACGATTTAACGACTTCAATGTCGCTTATTCGTTCACCTAAGAAAGCGTGAAATACTGTTCCGCCTGTATACTGAGTCTGAAAAGCATCTTGTTTTTGTAAGGCGTCAAATAACTCAATCTGTTCATCTACAGGCAAATGAGAACTGTTAGTGTAATACGGAATAGACTCACCTGCTGCCTGTATTGTACGATAACGAGCTTTATCTAACTTCGCTAAGCGATAAGCTGTACTTTCAGCAGGAGTGGCTTCAAGATTGTACATATTACCAGTTTGTTCTTGATATTCAACTAGCTTAGCCTTCATATGTTCTAACACTCTAACTGTAAATTCACTTGCGTCAGCGTCTAGCAAGTTTCTGCCACAAAAGTTCAAACAACTTTCGTTCATTCCAACAAGTCCTATGGTCGAAAAATGATTTGCCCAATATTTATCCATTCTTTGCTTCACCGATCTTAGATAAAACTTAGAATACGGAAACAGCCCATCTTCGGTCAATGACTCTATAAATTTACGCTTAATCTCTAATGCGTTCTTGGCCTTGTCCATTGCTTGGTCAAGTTTAATGAAATATTCCTTTTCATTGCGACTAATGTAACCTATGCGTGGCATATTGATCGTCACAACACCAATACTTCCAGTCAAAGGATTAGCACCAAAAAGTCCACCACCTCTTCTATTAATTTCACGATTGTCCAATCTTAGGCGACAACACATTGAGCGTGCATCATCTGGATTCATATCAGAGTTAACAAAGTTTGCAAAATAAGGAATACCATACTTGGCAGTCATCTCCCACAAAGTATTCAATCTAGGATTGTCAAAATCAAAATCTTTGGTAATGTTATACGTAGGAATAGGAAACGTAAAAATACGTCCTTTATGATCTCCTTCCGTCATCACCTTACAAAATATGTTGTTAAACAAATCCATCTCAGCTTGATATTGACCATACAAAGTATCTTGCATCTCGCCACCAATTATTACCGACTGGTCTTTCAAATATTTAGGTGGTGTCAAATCAAATGACAAATTAGTAAACGGTGTCTGAAAACCAACTCTCGTAGGAACATTCATATTAAACAAAAATTCCTGCATAGCCTGATAAACCTCGTCTTCGGTCAAATTATCATAGGCAATAAAAGGAGCCATTAAAGTATCAAAATTAGAAAACGCCTGTGCTCCAGCAGACTCTCCTTGAAGAGTGTAAAAGAAATTAGTGATTTGTCCCAACGCTGTTCTAAAGTGTTTAGGTGGAGCACTTTCAATTTTACTCTCAACGCCTTTAAACCCTTCCGTTAGCAAGTCTTTGAGCTCCCAACCACAACAATATGCTCCAAGCGTTCCAAGATCGTGTAAGTGCAATTCACCTGTATTATGAGCTTTTCGTGCGTCCTTGCCATAAACTCTATCTAGCCAATAACTAGATACAACTACCGAAGAAATATAATTGTTCAACCCTTGTAAAGAGAATGTCATATTGCTATTCTCTTTGATTCGCCAATCGCTATCTTCAATATAAGTGTCAACCATTGCTACAGCTGATGAAATTAATTTTTGAGACTCTCTAAGTTCTTCGTGTTTCTTTCGATAAAGAATGAAGTGCTTAGCAGCCTCACCGTGGTTTGTCATTAACGCCATCTCAATTGCGTTTTGAATGTCTTCTACGTTAAGGAATTTGTCTTTACCATTAGCTATGGCATTCGCTGCGCTTAACGTAGGGAGAGCTTGGTCAACAACTTGTTGAGCCAAAACATCAATGTCTTCGTCCACATATGCTTCACAGCCTTCCATTGCCCTAACAATGACGTTTGCAATTTTAGAAAAATCAAACGGAACTACTCTTCCGTCTCTTTTTCTTATTTTCTCTATGGTCACGTTTATCCTCCGATTTTAATTAATTGTTGGTATCCATAACGTGCAACACACGCTGCATCTGCTACGTCTTGATTTCCAAATAAATCTTTGCCCCAACTCTCTATCGCATAAGCCATTATCATTGGCTTCGTTGCGTTTCCTTTTCCTAATACATTTTTCTTCCAAACCTTATTGTCTACAAAATGACAAGAAATTCCATTTTGTTCGGCTGCCAATTTGGTGGCCACAACTACTGCGTTAATAGCCAACGTCGTTTTTGCATTTTGTAAATAAATTGCCTTCTCAACGTATACGCCATCAACCTCATCTTTACACTGCCGAAAAAACGTCACAGCTAAAGAATATAAGTCTGAGGTTCTTCGTTCTTGGTCGACTTCTTCTGTTTCTATTTTCAATGTTGCTAGAATTACATCGTCTTCTAACAATGAACAAGCAATAGATTTCGAATTACAATCACAACCTATAACAAACACTTACTTTCTCTCAAAGGGATACTAATGCTAGCGCTTGTGCTCGAACGTCCACGACAAAGGTTCCAATAACCACAAAACTTTTCCGAACACCACCAACCTGTTGGATTTGGTGGACAGATTCCAGTATTCATCTGTCGTACCAGAGCATCTATTGTCTCATACCACCACCGTAGGTCGTCAACAGTCTTCTTTACCTTAACGACCTGCAATTCAGGCAATTTCTTTTTAACAGCAACGTGAAATGCAAAATCCAATTTCTGTTTTAACAAACAATACGTCATCACCTGTGTATCTCTATCAGCATCAGTTTGTGCCATACTTCTGGAATGTAACTTATGGTCAATAATTTCCTTATCGGTTTGAAGATCTATGTAAGCCAACAAATTAAAATTCTTAGCCTCTTTCAAAACCTTCTCTTCGATAGCAGTTGGTAGGATATTTGGTGCAATTCTTCTATGATAAATTTCTACCAAATCCATAGCTTGGTCCTTCAAAACGTCAGGGCTTTGTCCATTCCAATTAACATCCTCTTGTAGCTCCTCTGCGCTTTGAGTGCCTCTATCTCCAAATTTTCCCTTAAGACTATCATTCCAATAAGTTGCAAACGCGTCCTTGACGTCTGCCAACGGCATATCTTCGCCCTTAGCCATTTTGTATATAAAGTTCTCTGCCAAAGCTCCGTGATAAGCACTACCTTGCACCATCACGCCAGCTGGCCTCTGTTTCAACTTATCAATGTATCTAAACTCCCATTGTTTGGGACATCGCATCCACATTCCTAACTGTGAATTAGAAACTGTTCGATTTTTCGACTTTTTATCGTCATCTAACAAAGTATCAGTTTCTTTGATCTTAGCCTCGTCCTCGTCCTTGGCTTCATTCTCTGCCATAATCATTTTCTCCTTGTGCATTATTTTCATTTTTGTCCAAAAAAGTTTCTATCTTTTGTCTCAATTCTAAGTCAGCAAGGTCTTTAATTCTTAAAATTTTAAGTCCATATTGCTCCCATAATGCTTGGTCACGATCAGCATCTCTCTTTTTATCAAAATGCATTGGACCGTCGTACTCAACACCTAAATGACATTCTGGTAAATAAATATCGACCCAATAGGGAGGAAAAGGTTGCTCCAAAACGACCTCAATCCCTATTGTTTCAATTATATCAGCTAACTTAAGTTGTTCTGTCGTATATCGTTTTCGCTTTACTGGCACAATTATCTCCATACATAGTAATTATGTGGTCTACCCCATCTTCAATGTCGTCAGTGATAAATCCTGCCATTTCCTGCAAAAACGTATGTTGATGTATGTTATCTTCTTCCATTACAATTACAACATATTTACCAGCCGCTGACGCCCAAGCAATTTCACAAACAGACCCAATACTAACACTTCCAACGCCTAAAAAATTAGCAAACACGATGTCTGATTGCTGACAATAATTTCTATCTCTAGAATAAACCGAATGTTTTCCAGGATGTAAAGCTCCGTCGAAACTATCTTTCACTTTACTGTTAGGTTTAGTAAACACCACGCCAGTCATTGGAGAAAATACTTTAAATCCATTTTCTTCTAAAACTGCTGCAGAAAAACGTCTCCAATCTTCTGCTTGTTTGGAAGTTACTCCTGAGATAGGCCCAACCAAATATATCTTTCCATTACTCATAGACGTCACCATTCCCTTCTTTTTTCTTATCTTCATATGGAGAAACAACTCTCCTGTACAGCTCTAGCTTAGCACATTCCAAAACGCCTATTGCATTGTTATATTCATTATACCCAGACTCTGGCGAATTGTAGAGCTTGTTTATCATCTGAGTGATGACATAATTTGCTACACCACTTCGTTTATTTTCAGGAACAAAATCCTCAATCTGTCGAACAATGCTCTCAATTGCAAAGTCTACTAACGTTTTATAATATTGATCAACATATGACATCTAATCCTCCTCCTCAACATTAATCATATATGGATTATGTCCCTCCCTCTCAGAGTTAGCCAATTCATCTTCGTCTTTAGCCAAGATTCTACACAACTTGGCATAAACGTAAACATCAGCCAATCTAGCATCAACACCCTCAACTTCACCTTCATAACCTCGACAAAGCATCCACAATACAGCATCTAATTGTTTCAACATATACACCAACGCAACTACAATAGGCTTAGCAAGATTCAAACCAGGATATAGACCGAGAATTGTCGATACTCGATGAAAATTACCTAATGGATGTCCTCCCTGTGCATAATCCTTGTTCTTGCGATTGTGTAACGCCAATTCATCCAGCGTTAAGTCAATAAATTTAGGATGTCCGTGTGGGAATAGCTCCTTCAACTCTTTCAGTGACCTCTTCGTCATCTTTTTTTGGTTCGACATTAATTTCTCCTTTTAAAAGTCTCTTAAGTTCTTCTTGAACGTCTTCGTTCTTCATCAAATATTCTTTAACTGTCAGTTTGCCACGCAACTTTTGGTCCAAAAACGAATACATAGAACCTGTTTTTTGAATGACTTCAGCATCAAGACAAAGCTCAATTAAGCCAGCAACGTTGTCTATCATTCCACCATCAAATAAGAAAGGAAGTTGACACATATCATATCGTTTTCCGTGAATTTTATCCTTCTCAATAGTCACTCGCATATTAAAACCAATACGTTTCGTTTTGTCTTCGTTCTTAATAGAAGCACCTTTTGCAACCCATAACATAATCGCTGAAATATCCTCTAACGATTTGCCACCAGGGATTCTATGCTGTGCAAATTTTCCTATTCCTTCACGAACGTGATTGAGCAATAGAATAATCGTCTTTTGGTTTATGGCGTGTAATTTTCGCAGATTAACACCTATCATCCGTGCTTGTATCATTGGCAAGCTATCTTCTGCGCCAGCTTCTGCTTCTGCCAAAGGAACCAACAAATCTACGCTATCCAAAATAACTAAATCAGTTCCAGCCTCAACCAAAGCGTGTACAAGATCAAATGCTTGTTCTCCATAGTTTGGTCTAATAACAGGAACGTCATCTAAATCAATTCCTACTTTCTCCCACCAAAGAGGCTCAAACGTTTTATCGATATCCAAATAAGCTACTGTTTTACCACGTTGTTGTGCTGCTTTGATCAACAATTGCGTCAAAAACGTTTTACCTGACGAAAAATCTCCATATATCATACATACTCTACCGTAAGGAAGTCCACCACTAAGTAACTCATCCAACTGTAATAGATCAAACGGCAAAGTATCTATTCTCAAATGAGGATCTGAACCTACCGTCGCCATTATGTCTTTGAACTTTTTATCTTTTTTAACAATCTTTAAGACTGCATCTGCAGATTGACCCATTAAATTCCCTCCAAATTAAAAACTCTTATACTAACACCAGCATTTGTCAAGATGTCTCGTCCTGTGATTCCACACTTTTCATACACAGCTGCATCGCTCACTACTATTTCTTTTATTCCAGCGTTAGCAACACTCTTAGCACACTCCATACACGAAATAGGACAGTTCATATACATCGTGCACCCTTCCGTACAATGTCCTAGTTTAGCAGCAAGATCAATGGCATTCCTCTCAGCGTGAGCTGCTTGACAGTACTGAAGACCTTGACCAGATGTGTACCCCAATAATTGACGTGGACACACATTGCTGGCTTCCATAAACCTTTTAAAACTAACAGGTATGGCCTCAGAATCTTTACGAGCTCGTGCATACAAATAAGCACGATAATCAAAATTGTCACAATGAGCACAGCCTTTTGCAGGTCCATTATACCCAGTTGATACCAAATATTTGCCATCTTTAACAACAACAGCCCCAATTTGGCGACTCAAACAACTAGAACTAGAGGCCACCATATTACACATATCTTTCCAATATTTATCCCATTTGTTCGTTATCTTGTTCATCAATTTTTCCAAAACTCCTTTCCAAGGTTCCATTATCTTCTAAAAGAGCATAAATATTTTTCTTAACAATACGCTTTACACACTTTTCTTTCATATCTTCTCGACTAACAAACGGAGCTTTGGTCACAATTTCTGTCGCAACTGCTTGTCCAACTCCTTTCATAGCCAACAATCCTGTTCTAAGACCTTCGTCCTCTAACGTCCAATTAAAACCACTCTTGTTAACATCAGGTTCTAAAATCTCATATCCTCTGTTTTTAATCTCACGCATTAATTGTTCCATAACCACTTCATCTTTTTCAGACACAACATTGGACCAATAAAATAGCAAAGGAAAATGTTGTTTAAAAAACATACACCAATATGCTACAACTGAGTAGGCCACTGCGTGAGCTTTATTATATGAATAAGCACCTGATTGACTGATGTACTCCCAAACTTGTGCCGCTACTTTTTCTTCGTATCCGTTTCTAACAGCACCGCTTACAAACTTTTCAGCATATTCACCCAACATATCGTTCCCCATAGTTTTGGCAATAATTTTACGAACTCTGTTAGTGTCTTTCCACGAAAAATTAGCAATATTGCGGCAAAGCTGCATCACCTGTTCTTGATACAAAGGCAAACCATAAGTTTCAGCTGTTATTTTATCGTACTCCTTCGAAATAGATGGAGTTTCTTGTTTTCCATTTGCTCTAGCAAAAAATAATTCTGCTATCTGCTTAGGGCCAGGCCTCGCCAAAGCTGACACAGCTGACAACTGTTTAAACTGTGTTATTTTAAACGAACTCAATGTCTTTTTAACTGCTCTTCCTGTAAATTGAAAAACTTCCAGAACATCTCCTTCGTCAAATCCTTTGATCGTTTGCTCATCATTTAGTGGCATCTTATACAAATCTTCGTTTGACCAACCTAGCTTGTCAGCAATTCGACGAATAACAGCCAACGTTTTAAGAGCTAACAAATCCATCTTAACTAACCCTAAATCTTCAGCATCGTGTTTATCACACGAAATAATTCCATCTCTATATGTGGCTACACATTTTTGAAGATCAGGACTAATAACAAATCCTCCACTATGCTTACCTGATTGTCTGAGTTGTCCTTTTAAAAACATACTGGCTTTCAATTGTGGATACTTTCTGGCCGCTGTCTTAACTGGTTCAGAATATTTAAAACTTTCAGCTAAAATACTTCCTTCTGCAGCTACGTCGTATAGCAAATTGTTCTTAACGTAATCAATCACATTAGTTGGCACTTCAAAAACTCTGCCAACGTCCATCAAAGAATTACGTTCTTTAAATTCTCCAAAAGTAGAGATGCGACCAATATTCCTCTCACCGTACTTTTCTTTTAAATACTCAACAACCTCGTCTCTTCGTTCCTCATCGATATCAATATCAATATCAGGATAATCTGTACGAGACTCATCCAAAAATCTTTCAAATGGCAAATCGTGGTAAATAGGGTCAATCTCAGTGATATTCAACGCGTAGCAAGTTAGGCTTCCAGCAGACGAACCTCTAGATGGTCCTACTAAAATTTCTTGACTCTTCGCCCAATGAACCAAATCAGCTACAACTAAAAAATACTCTACGAAACCCTTGTCCTCAATCAACTTCAATTCATAATCAAGTCTTTCGAGATAATGAACATCAGTTTTTCCCCTAACGTTTACTAACCTATCTCTGCAATGAGCTTTAAAATCACTAACACCATCTTGATAAATTCCTTTCATAATTGTTGTCTTTGGTAGCTCCACATTACACGCTTCTGCAATGTCTAACACGTTGGCAAACGCTTTATCAAGGTCAATAGCAGATGACCAATTATATGCCTTACATTCACTGTAAACCAAATCACCTTCACGCTGATACATATTACCAGGCATCTCTCTATCCAGAGTGTTCCACGTTTTTTTGTTACGAATACAATGCAACACCTTTTGCATATTTTTTCCTGCTGAAGTTGGATAATGAACGTCACTAGTGACAACAAACTGCAAATTCAATTCAGTCGCTGCCTTGCAAACAATGTCATAAGCTGGTGCACAGATATCAAATGGTTGTAGCTCTACATAAAAATCAGGCAAAGCTCTTGACATTAAATTCAAAAGTGGACCAACTTTTTGTGGCTCATTCAACGCAAATTGATTCACAATTGATGATAAACATCCACTAAGAACTACTAGACCTTCACTGTGCTTAAACAGCATAGACAAATCTATAGTCGGCTTGTAATAAAAATTAGCATAAGATAACGTTACTAGCTTCAATAAATTAGCGTATCCTACTGCATTTTTGGCCAAAACAGTAACGTGATACTTTGACCTTTGTTGTACCTCTATCTGAGCTGCTAAATAAAATTCACAACCAAAGATAGGTTTAATTCCTTTAACTTTTGCTTCTTTTTCAAAACGAACGTGACCGCTAATATTCCCGTGGTCTGTTAGCGCAATTGATTTGCGTCCAAGTTGCTGAGCTCTATCCAAAATTTGGCTAGGCTGTCCGTAAGCATCAAGAAACGAATAGGTGGAATGCAAATGCAAATCCACCCACTCTCTTTTCGTTGAATCACTTGTGGTTAGTGTTTTACTGTTTTCCATAATTTAAGGCTCCTTTCAGATACCCTATATTATACGTTGCTAACGTTCTTTGAGGCTCATTTAAACAACCATTAAAGTCTAGCTTTGTTGAATCTTTGTCAAAGTCTTCAATTTGAATGCCCTTCTGCGCCGCTAGAATCGGCGTAGAGGTATCTATCGTCTTAATCCAATAGTATTTAACATACGTCTCTATTTCTTCCAGTCTACCAAGTCCTAGAATATGAACATCTGGCATTCCTGGCCTCCAATTTTGACCAATATAATTTACAATTGATTCTCTTTGTCCAGCAGCAAATTCCCAACTATTAGACGCAAGCTTCAAAGGATAAAGAGGAAGGCCAATGATGTCAATTCGCACATCAGAATGAGCTTGCCAATCACAATATTGTCGAAAACAACTTAAATATTCTTTAACAGTACTGCCTTGAACCACAGCCATAGTCCGAAAACCAGCGTTAGCTATTGGTTTGCTAAATTCTTGAACTGTCTTACAAGTTTTGTCAGCGTTTCCAATATAATCAGGAAGAACAATAACGTTGGCGCCAATTGACTCCCCTAATTCAATCAAGGTATCTGGACCCTCAATTAACATCCCTTCATAAGCACCATTGTCGAGAATTTTAAACCTCTTACTCTGCTTGTAATGAGCTAGGAGTTCTAGGTTCTTCAAATGTGGTGCAATTACAAACTCATAATCTGTAAAAGCACTCAATTCCTCAATGTTTGATGCTGGAATTTCACACGCTAATTTAATTGTCATAAACATCACCTTTTGCTTCCGCTGTAGCCCAAGCTGCTCTTATGAGAAACAAAGTTTGTGCTGACCTGTTTATCAAGTCTATAAACTTGTCTTCCACTTCCAACTTTTGCTTTTCAGAAATTTCAGCAATCGTAGAATCAATGTTACCTAAATATGGTTCAATCATATTTTTAAGCCTTAGCCACTTCCGTTGAACGTCAATATAGTTTCCTAAAATTCCCTCTTCAATCCAAGTGTCACCATAGACGAGGTCCTTTTCCTTAAAAAGGTTCAAGGCCTCGTCTAAAATCATTTGCACTTCATCAATGCCCTTTTGGCTCATATCAAACTCCTAACAATTGAAAAAATTCTTGTTTGGCTTCAGGATTGGTCTTAAACACACCTCTCAAAGCCGAAGTAATCATCTCTGTATTCTCCTGTTGAACACCACGAGCTTTCATACACAAATGCTCACCCTTACAAACTACAATCACACCTTTTGGATCTAAATTGTCATTCAAAATATCAGCAATCTGATCTGTCATCCTCTCCTGAATCTGCAATCTTCTGGAAAAAATCTCTGTTATCCTTACCAATTTTGATGCACCAATAACTCTTTTATTGGGAATGTATCCAATGTGAATTGAACCAAAGAAAGGGATTATGTGATGCTCACAGAAAGAGTAATATTTAATGTCTTTCATCATCACTATCTGATCATAGCCTGCAGACTCAAACGACGTCAAAAGTCCTTCAAGCTCCTTCTCTTTTCCATATCCACCAAACAATTCTTTTGTTGCTCTGACAATCCTGTCAGGCGTGCCTATCAATCCTTCTCTCGTTGGGTCCTCGCCAATAATTTCAATAAATTGCTCTACTAACGGTCCTATTGCTTTAGTTTCCACTTGTCCTCCCAAAATTTTATTTTCTGTAAACGAATGTCTGTCGCTCCAACTTTTTTGGACACAAGGTTCATATTTTTACAATCCCAGCCTCCTTGAACATAAGACGCGAAACAAACCTTTCCGTTCTCTCTTACTATACCACAATATGGCTTACTGTTGACGCCCAAATCCCAACTATTTGTTGAGCAAACAATTGGACATTGAACTTCCCACTTGGCTGCCAGTTGAAGTCTCTCTCTCCAATTATCCTTTCCACACAAAGTCTCAAAACCATCAAGATAGCGCTTATTGGCCATATCTACATACAATGGTTCTGCCATTGGTCCAAACTTAATCATTGACAAAACCACGTCAGGTTCGGCATCGGCTATTCCTCTCCACATTATATCAGAAAATGCTTCCCAACAAAAAATGGGCGTAATCTTTAGTCCTCCAATCTCAGTGGTGCGAAATCTGCTAGCCAAATTTGTCTCTTCTGTCAAACCGTAATATCCACCTCTACTCTTAGCTGTATAAGATGGCAAGGCAGCTTTAGTATATTTATCAACTAATCCCCTATCTTTATCTATCACCCAAGCCCTTTAATAAACGTTACCAAACTCCTTCTCCACAACACCAACAACCAGGTGAAAACCCTTCTTGTTACAAATGTCTTCTAATTCAAATCTCAAATCAGATTCGCGAAAAGACGGTCTATTCGGCATTATGTAATCTCCACCGAAATACTCTTGTGGCAAAACCCACATTGTATCTTGGTCATCTTGGTCATCGATTTTCATCTTGTTCAAACCAGTAATGAAATCGAGCTTAGCTTGCACTGTATATTCTTGTACTGGAATTGTAGCTCCAATCCACATCAATCATCACTTCCTTGTACGGCGTTCATAACTCGAACAAAAACAATGTCAATACAATCTCGTGCTTCTGTGTCTTCCATAAACGTCAAATTATCTTTTACTCTATCGTACTTTCTTAACAGTTCTCTGTATTCTGCATAACTAAGAACTTCACCAGCAGCTGAAAGGAAAGACGTTAAACCCTGTGCACTCATTAAACACCTCTTTTTTGAGCATCCCAAATTATCTTATGCAACTGCAAAGACAACTTAGCTGACGGACAATTTCGTTTTATCCACTCGGCCAAGAAAGGCAACTTCATCTTTCCCCAAACAGGACTAAATAAAACACCAGACAGACATAAATGTGGATAATCCATCAAAACTTGATAAGCGTAATTCAAATCCTCTTCAGTTCCGACTACAAATTTTATCTCATCGCAAGGACGGATCAAAAACAGATTCTCCTTCAAAACGTACTGACTAACCAATGAGCTTGGACATTTAATATCCAGTGTCCAAACAACGTCCAAATAAGGCATAATTAACTTGGAACCATTGGTTTCAACAGTTATCGTTCTTCCAGGCCAAGCTATTAACAACGCTTGTATAAGCTGCTCACAACCCAATTGTGCAAGAGGTTCACCTCCTGTTATGCAAATTGTACTCTCTTCAGGATATGTCGAAACCTCATCTAGAACGTCTTTAAACGAACGCTTAAGAACTCCATCCTTATCGAACTTTTCTGCGTATGGCGTATCACAATAAGAACATCCACCACACTCTTCAGCCAAATTGCAACCTTGAAGTCTAACGAATACAGTTGGCTGTCCAGCTGTCGATCCTTCTCCCTGCAAAGAATAAAAAATCTCATTTACAGAGACATAATTATTCGTCCTCATTGTAATCTCCGTGATTCTTTCTATAATACTTGACACAACACTCAGGACTTTCCCAAACACAAACACGACAAACCTTAACATCTGCTGTGTCAAGCATAGGACTAAGTTCATCAAACAACCACTGAGACAAAAACTCTGCTGTGACGTTTCTCATATCCAAAACATCGTTAAGGTTAAAATGGTCGAACTTATCCAAGGTGTCATTCAAAATAGACTTAACGTCTTTAAAATCAACCAACAATCCTATACTGTCCAATTTTTTGCCCTCAAGAACAACTTCAACATCCCAACGATGTCCGTGTAGACGTCCACACTTTCCATCATAATCCTTCAGCTGATGAGCTGCATCAAAATGACTCTTTACTTGTAATCTATACACTAGCTTCCCTCCAATCCTTTCATTCTCTTAACTAAGCTGCTCTTTATTGCCTCCATTGCTAATCCAATTCCTTCATCGACGTTGACGATTTGATCTGCAATGGGCTGAGAAAGGTCAAGGCCATTGATTTTGGCCTCAACCTTTGTGAACATAACTTGTCGTTGCTCGTTGTTGATGGTGAACGACAATCCAATGTCTAAATTACTCATCAGACTTAAAAATGTCTTTCAGTTCTTCGTCAACGTCTAATTTCTTTTCAGGTTCAACCTTTTCAGTACCAGGAAGTTTAGTAGGTCTGAACACGTTGTAAATATTCTCCAAAGGTTCTGCCTTCGCAAACGCCTCAGCTATGTCTTTCTTCAACTCAGACGGACCGTCGTCACTTGGAACAAGGTCGTATACAGTGTTGAGCATCTCTCCTTCACGAGTCCATTCATAGTCTCTATCGCACAAGGTCTTAAACCTCTTTGCCCAATTAACTATACGACTTTCCGTTACGCCGTTTTTTCCAGGGCCAGTTCTCAAGATTTTAATGCAATTAACAGGCTCCAGGTAATACATCTTATCTAGGTATTCAACCTCTGCCCAATCTTCATTGTCTCTCTTAGTATGAAAAATTTCATAAACCCAAACGTAGAAAAACAATTTACGGCCAACCTTAGCAACATCTTCGCCAATTTGATCACAATAAAAACAATCCTCTCCGTCTTGCATCAGACAATAGACATCTTTATTATACTTCTTGCCAGTACGTGTACTCTTGGCAGGAACAGAATGAAATCTAGCCCATTCTAAGTCACCTGCATCGGTCAAAAACCGAATTTTCGAAATAGGGGAGTCAACTTTTAAAGCCAAGAATTTATTTAAAAATCCAGCTGACTTAGACTTCTCCTCCCTCTCTTTGTTTAAACTATCCATACCTTTTGCCATTTTTGTTTAATCCTCCTTTTGTAATTCTATTATACCTGTCTTCTTTGACAGACGGCCGTTCTTAATTGCTCTCCTGAAAGATCTTGCACATCCTTTTTTCCTCTAGGCAAATCAACTACAGTTATCTCAGCAACCTCCTTTCTAAGTTGTTTGTAAATTTTTCTTGCGTTGTTTCTTCCAGCTTTATCGTTATCTAGACATAGCGTTATTTTATCTCCAAATTCAAGCAATTTATCAATCTGAGACTCCGTTGGCGTGCCCAAAAAGGCTAATGTGTTTTCAAACCCATTCTGCCACATCCAAATACAATCCAACGGTCCTTCGACGACGTTTACTATACCTCTACATTGACAAAACATATTCTCGCCAAACAACCAACCTGTTTTCTTCTGAAATCCTGGATGAATATATTTAGGTTCTCCATCAGGCACAACTGTTCGATAGCTAAAACATTTAAGTTCTCCTTCACGGTCTATAACAGGAATGCGAATTTGCAACAACTCTTTGCAATATTCGACGCCCCAAAAACGAATCGTGCTACGACTAAATCCTCGATTGCGTAAATAGGATGTAGAATCTCCTGTTTTCCACGTTAAACCATCAGATTGAAGCAATTGATATGTAGATGGAACATAGACTCCATCCTCTTCTACGCTCGAACTAAAATCAAAAATATCTCCGTTTACCATCTTTTTCCAAGCTGTAATTTTAGGTAAATGTTCAGTGTAGGCTATCAAATCCGTTGCTCTGCCTTCAAAGCAACCAGCGAAGCAGATAGCTGCATTCTTGCGAACGTTTAAAGACAGAGACGCCCTATTGTCTTTGTGCAAAGGGCAATAACATCTATATTCGTCACCAGAAACACTCTGAACTTTAATCATTTTGTTCTTCGAGCAAAAAACTAAACTTAGTCTTCAACTCTTTGCGTAATTTTGACCAACGATAGGGACCACCAACTTGACTCATTAATTCGCCTCGTCTATATCCATCTAACGTTTTCTCCAAGTAAAATTTCGCATCAAAAGATAAGTCAGCCATCTGAATATAGCTATCGATTTCTGTCTGGACGTAGTCAAAGTGGTCTATTTGTGAAGTCAAACACTGATTAACAAGCTCATTGCGAACAGCATTGAGTTCTATCTGCTTTTGTTTATGAATTAGCGTAGCTGCAGTGTTGTACAACCCTCGATAAAGATATGTATGAAAATCAACTCCTCTTGTGGCATCGAATCTTCTGGCAATGCGAACAAAAACCATCCTCAATTCTTGGCAAACGTCTTCAAGCTCACAATTCTCTAACTTCAATCCTTTTGCTATTTTATAAATTTGCGGATTCCATCTATTTACTAACTCGTTTGTTACTTCCATTCTGCTTGTCCTTCCTTTCTTTTTGTTTAACAAATCGCAAACCTTGATAAGACTTGCTAACTTTCTTTGGACGTGCCGTTTCTCCTTTCAAAGAAAATTCTACATCAATCTCTGCTGTTAGCTCTAACCACTCTGTCCACGGCCAAGAACAAAGCAATCCGTCCAAGTGTCCCCAAACTCGATTCTGGTCTACGTAAACACATCCTTGATTCTTATAATTTGTGTCCAGCCACTTTCCATTTGGTGGTAAAGGTATCTCTTGATCTACTGCTTCTTGTTTTGTGTTTTTCTTTTTCATAACGTCCTTTATTATACAACATTTAAAAAGTAATTTCAAACAGTTCGTCCTCAACATTTTCTATTGCTTGTTGAACAGAAAATGGGTCAAAACTGAGCCAGGTACAAATGTCAACAAACCAATCTGTTGTTAGAAACTGTTCTACATCTTGTTGAAAATCTTCCCTTCTATAATCTCTTTTAGCTTGAGCCAAAATAGCCATTAAAAGCCAACTTTGCCCACTATCATTTGACGTGGCTTGAAGGTCAAACGGTATTCTTTTTTCAATTATCTTCTTTTTCATATAAAATTAATACCATTTCTATCCCTATTTTCATTCTTAATCGTCAACACCTTCTTCCTTATCAAGATGCTGTTTAATGATCATTCTTACTTGATACTTTGGAATGTCAAGCTGTTCAGCCCAAACAGCAACTTTAACGTCAAACTTTTGACGAAGTCGCTCACGTGAAGAAACAAGTTGAGGACAACCCTCATCTTTTGCGACTTTAATTTTGTGCGTTCTTAAGGACTTTTTAAGCTCTGACCTAGGCGTTACGTGAAAATGGACCAACAAGTCTGCCAAAACTTTAACAAATTCAGGTCCGTGACTTGCAACAGTACCATAAGCATAAAATGATGCACAAATTGTGTGCGACGCTTCGTGAAGAACTACACTGGACTTCCGTGCCCAACCAGGCAAACTAATCTTATAACGTCCTCCACGTGCATTCTGTCTCACTCTAGCAGGAAAAGAGACCGATGGAGCTTTAATCTGATATAATGCGCAGGCTTTAATAATTAATTCAACACAAGACGTGTTGTCAAGTACTTTGTCATTTGCCTTACCTACAACGTTTTGATTCTCCCAATCATAGACTCGTCTTCTCTGCGCATCTCGTGGATATCTCGCTCTTACAATTGCCATTTAAAAGTGTCCTTTCTTATTGTTTATTTCTTACTTACACTCTTATTATACACTATCTGAGAAAAAAGTCAACTTTCCTTTACTTCTTATCAACCAAAAGTATTCCATTCAAGTGATCAATTTCGTGTTGAAAGGCTTGTCCAAGTACGCCCCTTCCTTTATAAGTAACAGAATTCCCTTGAAGGTCAAGCGCTTTAACCTTAACAATCTTATGACGTACAACGCTGTAAACAGCCTTTCCTTCATCAATGGACAAACATCCTTCGTCTGAAACAAAAGTTTGCTCGCTGACCTTTATAATTTCAGGATTAACCAAAATAAGTTTCTCCAAGCCATACCAAACACCAATCATACAAGATTGTTCTCCAAATTGAGGTGCAGCAATTCCAGCTGCCTTGTCGAGTACCAGACGCATATCAGACGCAATAGAATCGATTTTTACACGATCTTTTACAACATCTAATGGGAATGCCCTAACCCTTAATCTTTTATCGGGATATTGAATAATATTGGGATACAAAGTAATGTCTATGTCGTTCAATTATAACTCCTTTTGTCGTTCTTGCCATTTATTATACTACATTGAATTCCAAAAAGAAACATTATACAATTTCTGTCCAGCCGCCGTATGCTCTGTAGTTATGAGCACCATATCTAAAACATATACCATTTGCATCAACCCAAATAGTATCATTATTTGCCGTAGGAGTTGACGTAGGTATTTGAAATTCTGAACTTGAATTTATCTTTATGACATCATTTGTTCCATCAATAGTTAAAGTAGTTCCATCTGAAGTTCCTGACTTGAAATGAATTACTTTGTAAGCATCCATCGTTATATTGTTGTTCACTCCATCAAGCGTTAAATACGTTTCGTTTGAAGACCCTGTTCTGAAATATATTGTTTTATTAACATCAAAATAACCATTAGCAGATCCAAGTAAATACACATTTCCTGTCCCTGAGCACCACGTATAAACATCAACTCCGGATGTCCCAAAAATTCCAAAAGCAGCGCCTCCATTATAAAGATATCCAACTTTAGTAGTGCCTGTATAAAATTGTAGAACGTCGTTACCATAGATTGTAAGTCCAGACGAACTCAGATCAAATTTTTGAGTCGTGAACTGATAACCTCTAAGCCCATTCTCATCTAATTGAATACGTGTTCCTGACGTGGCGCCCAAATAAATGTCCGACCCAGCAGACACAAGCATTCCATCCGAATCCATCCGAATGTGTCCGTTCCCAAAATATGCTCTACCATCAGCAGACGATAAATAAAACTGTCTTTGGTTGCTACTATTATATCCAGCTACTTCAGACTTATTAATGTGGATTCTTTGACTTGTCGTTGACCCACCTGAGGGAATAAAATACATATCAGACCCAGTGAGTGTCAATCCAGAACTGTCAATAACAACATTACCACCACCGAAATAAAATTTTCCATCACTGTTGAAATATGCTTGAATAGCACCATTGTTTTGACCTTCCATTCTATAAGTGGTTCCACTTTTATAAAACCTGAGTCCTGTATAATTATAGCCTGGAGTTCCACTGTTGCCCATTCTGATCTCACCAGCTGTTAGAAGTCCTACATCGGCTGTAATGGCTGACAAGGTGCTTACGTAGATCTCGCTAGCCGTTATGCTGTTGGCGCTCAAATTATCTTGATTAAGCAACGGAGCCTTTCCCCCCTTTGCAGGAACTATCATTATATCCTGATTTGTATCAGGAGCTTTCTTGATCAATGCTACAAGAGCTCTATCTTCTCCAACAGAATCCGAAAACGTAGTTGATGCCGACAAAGTTACGTCGTCAACAACGTAATACAAATAATACAAATCGCCCGTAGAACAAGTTATTCCACTCGCTCCTACAGCATAGGCTATTCCTGTACTTGTAGTAATCGTTCCAGCAGTCCAACTCACTTGATCGTTATCAACAGCCGTAAAATCTATATCTAGAATAATTGGTAATAAAATACCAGGCACAGGAGTCGAAACACTTCGTACATTTTTTATCTGAGTAGGTTCAGTCAAAGTGGATATTGGATAAACATATTCTGCACCACCAATTCCAAAAGATTCAGTCATAACGTCTATCGTTCCTGTTCCAGGTGGTTCCTCGTAATTAATCTTAGACACCAACATTGCTGTGTTATTTACAGACGTCACACGAGAATTTACAATGTATACCAAATGACTTGCTCTAACAGGATACTCAACTGTCGATATCGTATAAATAGGCCAATTCTGCGTATTTACACTACCACGTTGAATAGTTCCAGATGTTTTTCCAGCCAACAAAGAAGCAATTGCAGTCAAATTTCCAGACGTACCTGTTGATTGTTGTTGCGTAGTTCTAACTTTGTGTATCTTCGAATCGTAAGCTACACTACCATTTATTGCCTCTCCTGAAATAACATTACCATCTGCATCGTTTCCATAAACAATAATTTGACTAAGTTGCTCCCTTTCGGGTAAAGGAAAGGTATAGTCAGATTGCATAGGAACTGACTGAGCCGTCGCCGCCGACAAACCAAATTGAACTGTTAATCCATTTACTGCTGGTCCCCCTGAAGGAATATCGCCTCTTTCAAACCAATGAAAAACGGGTGGAAACAAAGCAGGTGACGTTCCAAAATCTAAATAATAATCATATCCAGCAAATTCAGAACTTAGTTGTTCAATTGCTGACAAAACAGTTTGAGACGTCGTTGAATAATCTCCTTGCGTTGCTGCAATTGCAACCTCTGAAGGAATAGACGTAACGTCGATGTTTCGAACTATCGTCCCATCTTGTACAGCAGTTATTCCTGTGGCTATAGTACAATCCTCATCACTATATTCAGTCAAGGACGCTGAGCCAACAAATTGTCCACTATCATCAGTCACGTATATCAAGGCTAAAACATCATTCACAACATCATCATAAATAATTTTAGCTGATGCACTGCCTATACCAATCCAATTACCAACAGTAAAGGCCCCTCCAGCCAAGGACGTATAATCAATCTCTGTGTAAACATAATATTTGATAATACCAGCAATTAAATCACCACAATAAGAATACTTTCCAGCAAAATTATGTCCAATTGTTTGTTCTGATAATTCTTGTAAATGGTCTCTGGATTGTAGCTCCAAAACTGGACCACTAGAGTCATCATTAGACGTTTCAAGGTATTCAACTCTGCCAACAAAAATAGTTTGTGCTTTTTCAGTGTCAACTATCTTTACACGCTTATAATTTTCATAACGACCACTATTTTGAATTACGTGATTGACGTCCGTTAGCGTAATCTGAGACCACAACGGCTTAAACAATTGGTCTTCCACTCTAACTTTCATTCTCAAAGTTTCTTCTGTCCAGTTTCCACTACCATAAGGAGCAGTTTCATAATAAACTTTTGTTTTGGCCATAATTATATACCTACGCTACTTGTACAAAATCTATTTTAAAGTTATATCTGTCAGATATTCCAGCCTCTGTCTGTAAAGATAATTGACTAATTTGCACAATATACGTACCATCTCCTGTTTCTATCGTTAAATTTCCGTTGCTCCACCAATAATCAGACACTTGCTCTAATCGTCTTGCTGAAGGGAAAGCTTCGTTGACTGTCGCTGTTGCACCAGACACACTACCAGTAACTGTTTCGTTATTAACAACAAATTTATCTGCTGATAAAACTGCTGGCGTCGAACTCCAGCTTCTGACAAACAATGAAGTTGGATTTGTCAAATCAGGCGAACCACTAACGATTACTGCAGTAGGCGTATTTGTTCTTGGTGGAGTGGTACTAGCATTCCAACCAATTGCCCCTGTTAAAGTCTCTCCTGCCTGGAAAGGTCCATCACTAACGTTATCTACAAATATTTCTTTAATGTCAAAATCTATCACGCCCATTACAGAAATTCTTTTAATTACACGTCCAAGATCCAATCCAAGTACCGAACCACCAGGCAAAGGAACAGCAATTGGCGACCTATCTGGAACAAGAGACGTCGATTCGGCCTTTAGGGACATCCTATCTCGTCCAGCTGTTGAATAGGAAGGTTCAGAAATTTTTACTTGAAATATAGACGCTGACATTAATAGGCACCTCTTCTCATTAAGTTTGTTAAATTTTTAGTTATACGATCTTCAATTGCAGACACTAGCTCGTCCATACTAACAGGTGTCGTGAGACCAACGTTAAATACGTTCTCCATCGAAACTGTCATATTGCCTGCAGAACCACCACTTCCAGCAGTAGTTCTCACTTCCTCTCCTCTATGAAGTAAATATGGTCCAGTTTGAGGAACGTACCCCATTCCTGTTGCGTGCCCCTCTCCAATATTTTCATTCCACCAATCACCAATAGCATCTGCTATATTTCCAGGAACGTCTGTAATAGAAGATGCAGTTGACATCCAACTAGATACGTTGGATACAATATTAGCCATACTAGTTGCTATGTTTGAAACGTTCGTTCCCAAAGTTCCCCAATTTATGTCATCAATCCAACCAGTTAACGCACTCCAAATGTTGACCAAAGTTCCGTCGTCTATCCAACCAACGAGCTTGTCTTTAACGCTCGTAACGATGTTTAAAATACCTTGCCACGTATCGCTGTTAAAAAACTCTTTTGCACTATCGTAATAATCAGATAGCTTATCAAAAATACTTTCTGAAGTCGTTCCTTTCTTTCCTTCCTTTCCGTCATCATCACCT